TTATTGTCGGCCCGTTCAATGATAACTCTTAGTGTTCGCATACATTTTGTCTTTTTTTCTTCTTATGTTTTCCATGTATTAATTCAAAAGTTTTCTGGAGGCGGCATCAGCAGGACTATTTAAGTCCTGCCTCCCTTAAAACGGAATTCAACGTCCCTTCCTTTAGATCATCGTTGAGATTACCCGGAATTACTATGGGTCTTCTGGCTCCTTTCCTATAGTAAATCCTATGATCTCCACGCATCCGGACAAAACGCCATCCGTTTTCTTCAAGTAAGGATATAACATCCTTGACTCTCATTACCATTTGGCCTCCTTTCTTTTTTAATTATAAAAAAAGATAACAAACAACGAAAGTTTGATAGGGGCAAAGGTAACTATAATTCTACTATCTCCAAACAAAACGATAACTATTTTTCTACTATTTCGTATATACAACTATTTTAAGATCAAAAAAGTTCACGAATATAGAGGATTTTCTATAGCTAATTTTTCCTTCACGCTTTCTAATACTCCTCTCAGGAAATAACTCCTCCTTATCCTGTCCGGATACAAATTACGCATCCGGTTCACGGCTTGCCTCGTCATTCCCGTCAGATCGGATATGATATTGTCGCTCAACTTGCGATCGGCCAGTATGGTTATAGCCACTCCCCTAGCGTCAACGTTCCTCTCCTTGTTGTTGCTAAACATCATTACCGGATCGGTCCCGCACTCCTTGCAGACTGCCTCTATCACTTTTTTGTAAAAAATTTCCACCTTATTCATAAACTTTTTATTTCGTGGTTTGTTTTACTATCAAAGCCGGGCACAAAAAATGCACGGCAGAAAGACTTATAAGAATCTTCCCGTCGTGCGTGGCATGAAAAAATAATCAAACTTCCGATCCGATTATTTAGGGAAGATTCTTTTTTCTTTATCTTCCCTTTCCGGTTCGTTCTCACGAAGTCACCATCAAACTAATATTAAATTAATCATGAACAAAAAACGTCAGCCCTTGTTATTCATATAACGCATTCATTCTATTATCAGAGGTTTCTCGGGCGTGAGCCATGGAAGCCTCACCAAATTCTATAAAACCCACCTATCCCGACATAGGGTGACAAGCCATTCTTACCGATCCCATAACCTGCTATAACTCCTATTCCCCATCTACGGGGGGAGATCGTCTTGGTTATATACTCAGTCCTTCTATAAACCTCGATGTAATCAAGATTAGACTTATAGCCGGATATTGACAGCCGGTAATCATCCGTCTTGTACTCCTTTTGAGTTATCGGCACCGAGACATATATAGGTTCCTTAATCGTGTCACCGTCTAATGTAATGTAGACAGGAAAAGGCTCAGGTATTGTTCGTACCAGTGTCTCATAGACCGGGTACGGGATGCTGTCATGGATCGTATCCACCTTGGCGGACGTGTCGGTCTTGGATATCGAATCACTGGCTACATTTCCCCGGACATGGTAGCCAGCCGTGAAACTGGCTACCAAGCACACTAGTATTAATATGATATGCCACGGTTTCATCTATCGAACGATCATCCAATCCGTAGCTAGCATATCCGTTTGAGATGCCAACCAGCCATTTACGATAGTATCATCAGCGGCTTTCATACACAAATAAGCCGTGAACTTGATCTTGTCCGTTTCCGAGTCACCATAATTATTAGCAACCCATTTCTTTACTGCATCAGGTAAGGATTTAACCTTATTCACGACCATATCCGTAGACAGACAATCTTCAGGACGCTGAAAAATAAACATGCCTTTCCCATTCCATCCTTCACGACAAACCAACTCTCCTTTTTTGATAGCCTCTAAAGCTTCTCCAAATGTCATGTTTTTAGTTACCATTTTATTTTACGCTTACCTCTACAGCATTAGGTCTTGTTATTGTTAAAGTAAATTCCATCCAGCTATAACATCCGACATATCAGCCTCTATCCCATTCTCGATCCGACTCATCGCTGCCACGATCCGGATCATCTGCTCACGATCGTTTACATTTATCGGATCATCAGCCGGGATACCGGCGTAATCGGATACGGCCTTAATGTAAGCGTCCGTATCATTCTCGTTTTCCGGCGCCCATCTTCCTATCATCTTGCGGATCGTGTCCAGCTTATAGTTGTTATAGTAGTTACGCAAGATCCGGAATATGGCACGGTAGCCATACGCCATCGTCTCGAACTGCTTAAACGACTTGTCCCTGCTCGGACGTACCTCACCTTGGAACAAGTCTCCGTTGATCCGGATGTTTCCCGGGTTTGCGTTTCTATACCCACGAGGCAAATTGTCTTTCCCCATATTTTACTCTCCTTTCTTATTTTTATTCATGGCATTGGATAAAGCGTTTGTCAAAGCGTCCTCCAAAACCTTTTGCGTTACAACCTTACCGATCATGTCGGCTGTCTTAATCGCCTGCCTCCTTTGTTTAGCGTCTGCCTTCTCCCAGATAGACCTAACCTCCGTTATCAAGATAAATACGGTCACTATCGAGGATACGACCGGGACATTGGTCAAGAAAGGCAGATGAATAAATTCCCAGAACCGGCACACGTAGCAAACCGAGTCTATCCCGCACGCTATACATACGCTACCAGCGTAAAGTATGAACTTACTGACCGTCCTACGCATGCCATACGAATTACGCTCCTCGCCCCTCAATTTAGCCTTGTAATAACCCGAGGCGAAATCCCAGCCCATCGCCACCATAACGATGAACATCTCAAACACGACTACAGTCAGTAGCTCCCTCATGCTGCAAATCATCTTAAAAAACTCCATTCTTCCGATCCTTTTTTATTTAGTTATAAAACCACTACGCTCTCCTCCTCTCTCGCCGCCTCCCACTCGGCGAAATCGCTATCCACACGGTCTTTCAACGCCTTCCTCTCGTTAAGGAACGTCTTATAAGACTCCACGTATGACAAGTCCAGTATGCCTAGCTGGGCGGCGTTGTAGTCGTTCAGCTTCTTTTGCTCCACGTCCTTGTCCCATAGGGCGTTGATACAGGCCTCCAATATCTTGTTGGCAGTCAACGTGGGCCATACCCTGACCTCGTTGTAACTATAGGAGATCACGGGGGCCATATCGTCACCCATCTCCCTTGTCTCCTCTCTAACGTCCCACCGGTACAGGTAGGAACCGTCACCGTCCCGCTCTATTCTAGGCGGCATTGTGTCGCTCCATGATCGCTTCATAAAACTCTGGTTTTAAAATTTTCTTAGCTAAATGCTTGCTATCGCTATCATATATCCAGCCCAGCCAACCGGCTAGACCTGCCTTGTATTCCGTTAAGGATATATTCGGGACTTTATTCAATCTAGCCGCCGCACGACATAGATTTTGCTTAGTCCTCTTCCTTATCCGTATATGCTCCTTATAGAAAACGAACCCCACGAAATCTATACCACGGCCGCTTTTATCCGATCTTCTCTCAGCGATCTTAAATATCTGGTAATTCCCTTTCAGCTCCAACTTCAACACGGCCAATCTATCGATAAGCCACGGAAGTAATACGTTTCTCAAGAAACACTTATCATGATGGAAAAAAGTCATGTCATCCGCGTATCTGATATAATGCCTTATATCTATAATCTCCTTTATCTCGTGATCCAGATAGGCGAGATAAAGATTCGCAAGATATTGGCTAAGATAGTTCCCGATCGGAACGCCGGGAGCGGAATCAATGATCTCATCCAACAACATAAGCAAGCGATCGTCCTTGATCTTCTTCCGAGCGATGCCTTTCAACACCTCATGGTCTATTGACGGATAGAATTTGCGGATATCAACCTTGAGGCAATAGACGGATTCACGATCGGACAAAGCCCGTCTTGTCCTCTTATACGCCTCCGTTATTCCTCTTCCCTTGATACATGATGTCGTATCAGCCGTGAACACGGAAACCCATATAGGTTCCATGACGTTCATTATGGCATGATGCAATATCCTGTCCGGATAATAAGGGAGCTTGAAGATGATCCTTTCTTTTGGCTCATAGATGGTATCAGTCCGGTACTTGGAAGTCTTGAATGTGCCATCCAGCAGAGACTTTAGCAAACGGCTTAGATTACCCTCTTTGTCCTTGTCAAACAACCTTATGCCGTATGAATCCTTCTTTCCCCTTCGGGCTTTCATGTCCGCAAGTATCAAGTTGTCCATATTCGCTATCTTATCAAATAAATTCCCTATTCTCTTCATTTTATTGTCATTAATTTGCTTTTTATCATAGGGAGTCTTCGGTTTCCCTACCAACACCCTTTATATGGGGAGACTTTTTTCGCCAAGAGGCGAGGCCACCATCCCTGTTTGTTATCTAAATATCTTTTCCCCTCTCTAAAAGTATAGGCGTGAACCGATGTTACGATTCGCATCGGAAGGCGCATTATTCGTATTCACGTTAGCGAGGCCTGCATTCGACCTGTTGTCCGCATTACCGCCAACCAGCACCACCTAGGGATGATCGACCCTCATTCCGTCATTCGAGATAATACCTGTTCCCGGAGGCTCGCATCGTCACTTTCCTCGGGAACTTGTCCATCTCCTTTATCTTACCAAGAACGTACTTGATCTCTTGGGAGTTCGTAAAGAATTTCTTGGCATCACTATCCTTATCCTCTAGATTCTCCTTGATCATGACAAGCGCCCTGTCTTTCCCGAACTTGGTGGACACGCCATCCATGTAATCGATTACCCAGAACGTGAGATTCGTCAACTTCTGTTGGGTGATCTCCGGACAATTAAAATGCCTTGAGTTCTTATCCCTTGGGATATTCAAGAACGACAAGCTGCCGTCATCTTTATTCTTTTCTTCTTCCATTTTTATCTTCATTAAACGTTATACAAAAAAATCCCGACGTGAGACGTGCGGCTACGCCGACGTTTTACGAAATTCGGGGAAAAAGCAAAGGCGCGAACCGACGTCACGATCCGCACCGGAAGGCGCAACATTCGTAGACACGCGAGCGAGGCCCGCAAGCGACCCGTTGCCCGCATCCCCGCCAACCAGCACCACCTGCATGCGGTTAGCCGATGTGTAGGTGTAGTAGTAGTCGCACCAGTAGGTAGAGGAGCTACCTCCGACCTCCTTGGCCACTATATCGCCATCTTCCCCAAGCAACATCTTCTTGGCATAACCGTTTGTACGGCAGATATTGCCTTTCTTGTCATAACCGGTGTAAGAGGTGTCGCTGAAATTCGACGGGTCATCGGTAGTCCATAATATAGACAATCCGGCATCGCCCGTGGTGACCTGTATATTAGCCCCGTCAGTGTATTTCCAGATGTGACCGAACGGATTCTCTATGCCACGATACCTGTTAGCCATCAACGTGGCGTGAGTACCGCCGGAAGCGTTCTTCACGACATACGCCTTCTCTCCCGAGCCGTTCCCGAACTCGTTGGTATAGCCGCATGGGATAAGTGGATTGGCGTTGTTGAAATTAGTCCAATCCGTCATTTGAGTAGGTCCCGGACCTAAGCCACCTTGTGCGAAACCGTTAGCGTCCTTCTGGGCGTTGAAAGGTTTCTGGCAGTCCAGCGTGGCGTACTCGACGGCGAATAGCCAGAACAGGGTCTTGTGGGCGTTGTAGGTATACATTTCCCAGCCGCTGCCACGTTTCCTCGCGGCTTGTCGGAATTGGTCTCGGGTGAGGTTGGTGACGGGACAACCCAATAAGGAACGGTAGGTGTTGTCCCATTCGGAGGTGTTGTCGCCGCCTCTTCTATTTACGTTTGTGCTACCTACTCCATAGGCAGACAATAAAGTCATCGACGGCCTATCTATTCCTCCCTCGAAAGCACTCATATAACGTTTATTAATATAGGTATATCCGGGCATAGGAGTATCAGACATCATACATCCAAACTTAAGGCCTTTTATGTAGAAACGAATCCAAAACCTATCCATTTCTGCCATTATAGCCTCTAAAAGATAATCTATAGACATATCCTCTTGTGAC